CGGTCGATCACGCTGAACGCGGACTCGTCCCTGGGCATCTACACGGGGGTGCCGGGCCAGCCGGGCTCCCCGGATCCTCACGGAGGGAAGCAGTACCACTTCGTGGTGATCACCGGGGTCCACCAGGTTGGTCTGGCGGACGCGGACGACACCGCCGTGGTCGGCGTCATGCAGAACAAGCCGCAGGGTGCCGGGCAGGCCGCGACCGTGGCCATCGCCGGTGTCTCGAAGGTGGTCAGCGATGTCGCGATCACCGCGGGCGACGCGATCAAGGTCAGCGCCGACGGCCAAGCGGCCAAGACCGGTTCCGGCCCCACGGTCGGACACGCCCTGTCCACTACTGCCAACGCTGGGGAACTCGTTGACGTTCTCCTGACGCTCTGAGAGGAGTTGAGTCATGCCGAACCCCACCCAGAGCGATCTCCACGTCAACGTGCCGTTGACCAACGTGTCCGTCGCCTACATGCAGGACAAGGCGACGTTCATCGCGGACAAGGTGTTCCCGCGAGTGCCTGTTCAGAAGCAGTCGGACATGTACTGGAAGTACTCCAAGTCCGACTGGCGTCGGACCGACGCGCAGAAGCGTGCGCCGGGCACCGAGTCGGCCGGAGTCGGCTGGAAGCTCGACACCGGGCAGTACTTCTGCGAGGTCTGGGCTGTCCACAAGGACATCGATGACCAGGTGCGCGCCAACGCCGACAGCAACTGGCGGCTGGACTCCGACGCCACCCAGTTCGTCACCAACCAGCTCCTGCTCCGTCGGGACCTGGACTGGAACGACCACTTCTTCAAGACGGGCCTGTGGGGCACCGACCTGACCGGAGTGGCAGCGACCCCATCGGCCGGCCAGTTCCTGCAGTGGGACAACGCCGCGTCCGACCCGATCGTGCAGTTCGCCAACCTGCAGACCAACTTCGTGCTGCAGTCCGGCCGGAAGGCCAACACCCTGGTCCTCGGGGCGAACACGATCATCGCCCTGAAGAACCACCCGGACATCATCGACCGGATCAAGTACACGCAGAAGGGCGTGGTCACCACCGACCTGCTGGCCAGCCTGTTCGACGTGGAGAAGATCCTCGTGTCGTACGCCACCGTCACCGACGTGGCCGAGCTGAACGACGCCAGGGCGCAGGACGCCGCGGCGACGTACAAGTTCATGTCCGGGGCCAAGAACGCTCTGCTGTGCTACACCCCGAGCGCTCCCAGCCTGATGACGCCCGCCGCGGGCTACACCTTCACCTGGAACGGGTACCTGGCCGGCAACAGCTTCGGTGTCCGGATGAAGAACTTCCGGATGGAGTGGATCGAGGCGGACCGGATCGAGGGCGAGATGACCTACGACCAGAGGATCATCGCCAGGGACATGGGGATCTTCCTGTCCGGCGCGGTCGCCTGATCGAGAACTACCCTGAGATGGGCTGTGGGTTCCGGCCCGCGGCCCATCTCTGTGTGAGGAGCACTGATGCCGAGCCAGCTGATCGACAACCAGGGGATCTCGTTCGTCTGCGCCAAGAGCTTCAAGTGGCGCGACACCGAGTACGAGATGGGCGACGACTTCCCGGCCGAGGAAGCCAACAACGTCGAGACCATGGTCCGCTCGCGGTTCCTGATCCCGGTGGTGGACGACATCAACGACAAGCCCCGGCACTGGCATCGCGAGGTCCAGGTGAAGGACGACGCGCTGGCCAGGCTCCGCCAGGAGGTCGTCCAGATCGTGATGCCCGAGCAGACCCCGGAGACGACCGCGGAGACGACCGCGGAGACGACCGAGGCCGACGCGGGCTTCGACCCCGGTGAGCACACGGTCACCGAGGTGCTGGACTACATGGAGGACTACCCGGACCAGGCCGAGACGGTCAGGGCGCGCGAGGCGGCCGGGAAGAACCGCAAGGGGATCGTGGAGGGGTACTGATGATTAGCGCGTTCGGAGTGGAGCATGGTGAAGTCGCCAAGGCGTTCAACCCCGCCAAGGCACTGAAGGGGCTGAAGTCCGGCGGTGGCGCACACCGGGCGGCGGGCAAGACTCACCTCCCGGGAAGCACCCGGGCCCCGCGCGGCAAGTTCGTCTCCCGAGGCACGTTCTTTGGCAGCCCCGAGCGCGGCGGGGCACGGCGGAGGTAGGACATGTACTCAGCGTTCGGCGTCGACCACGGCTACGACGAGATCGAGAAGATCGGCAACCCGGTCGCCGCGCTGCGCACCTTCGGTACCGCGGCCAAGGAGGCGATCAGCCCGCTGAAGGTGAAGATGGCCGGTGGCGGTGCCGCCCACCGGGCTCCCGGCTTGGCCGGGATGCCCAAACCTGCCGAGGCGGTCCGCGGCTTCACCGGTGGGGTCGGGGCCAGGGTCTCCGGCGGCCTGAAGCAGATGGGAGCCAAGGTCTCCGGAGCCCCCGGCAAGCGAGCAGCCCCGGGCCTCCGGGGCCGGGTCGGTGGCGCGCTGACCTCGCTGGGCCAGAGGTCGTTCAGCCACCCGATCGGCACCGGGGCCGCGGCTCTGGGTGCCGGTGGGGCTGCGGTCGGAGGCGGAGGTCTCGCGGCCGGGCACGCAGCCTTCGGGGGTCGCAGGCGGCAGCCGTGACCATGACCTACTCCTACGAGGGGGCCGGGGAGTCCGACAAGGACACCATCCGGTTCCTGCTCCAGGACACCGATCCGCACGATGCCGGTGAGTGGCAGGTCAGCGATGAGGAGATCCAGTACGCCTACGACACCTGGTTTCCGAAGTACAACACCCTCTACTACGTGGCGGCGGCCCTCGCTGATACGATCGCCGGGCGTTACGCACGCGAGGCGTCTTACAGCGCCGACGGAGTGAGCGTCAGCCTCGGGCCGGTTGGAGACCAGTACCGAGCGCTGGCCTCCTCCCTCCGTGCGCAGGACCAGGCGATCCAGGTCGGGACCGTGCCCGATGCCGGTGGGATCGCTCCCAACGAGCAGCTGCTGCCGGGGACCAAGCCGTTCGCCTTCGGCAAGGGCATGCACGACAACATCGAGGCCGGTGCCCAGGAGCTCGGCGGGGTCTACCCGCCGGACATCCCGGTCGAGGGCAACCCGAACGTGCCGGACGCCGAGCGGATCGTGGAGCCATGAGCTACGACAAGGCCAAGTACGACGCGCTCCGCAGCGCCGGGGTGTCGGCCAAGCTCGCGCTGGCGCTGACCCAGGAGAACCTCCCCAACATCGGGGCCGACCCGGACCGGAAGGTCCCGCACCCGCCGATCGAGAAGCTGCCGGCCAACGCCAACCAGAAGCAGAACTCCGAGAAGATCAACGAGATCATCGACGTGCTCAACGAGGTGCTGGAGTTCGAGGGGTCATGATCAGTGCGTTCGGCGTGGAGCACACCGTCTCCAAGGGGCTGTCCCGGAACCAGCTCAAGGGGCTGCTCGCGGTCAAGAACGCCCGTGGCACCGGACGTGAGCAGTACGCCGCAGCTCGGTACCAGGCGCACCGGATCGGACGGCAGAACGCACTCGGCTCGAAGACGGTCGGCGGGAACCTGAAGAAGATCGGCCGGATGACGATGGCCTCCGCCCAGGGTCGGGGCAGGAAGCTGCCATGACCAGCCCGATCACCGCCGAGGCCCGAGCCTTCGTCCGGAACCGGGCCACCGAGGTGATGGAGTACACCTGCCGGATCACCCGGCGCAGCCTGCCCGAGGGCTACGACGAGGACACCCTGGTCTACACCCCCGACGGCCTGGCCGAGGTGATCTACGAGGGCGTCTGCCGGCTCTGGGAGGTGTCCGGTGCGGCCACGGTCGTGGTCGGGGACACTGACATCTACCAGCAGACCACGCAGCTGTCCATCCCTTGGGACACCACTGCTCTCATCATGCGATACGACGAGGTGGAGATCCTGACCGCGCCCACCGACTCCCAGGAGGTCGGCAAGCGATACGAGATCCAGACGGTGGCGAAGGCGGGTGAGCTGCGGGCCACTCGGCGCTTCGAGGTCACCGGGGTGATGTGATGCTGTCCGCCTTCGGCGTAGACCACGGCGAGGTCTACAAGGGCTACCAGGACCAGCCCCGCGATGATCGTGGCCGGTGGGCGGCTGCGCACGCGCAGGGCCGTCGGGACGTGAAGCAGGAGGGGCTGCTCTCCGACGAGGACCTGGACCAGCAGTACGAGTCCTACCACGTCGACTACAAGTCGCTGTGGCATCTGGCGGAGAAGAACCCCCAGCAGTTCCGCAAGCTGCGTCAGGAGCTGATGGAGGAGGCCCACTACTGGCACGGTCGCAAGGAGTTCGACCTGTCCGACGACATCCTGACCGCGGTCGAGACTGGCGACGAGATCCGGGCCAAGCAGAAGAAGGCCAAGCGGAAGCCCAGCACCAAGAAGCCAGTCGCCAAGGCCTTCGTGAAACTCCGTCCGAAGCTGGCCAGAGGGCTGGAGGACGAGGGCGTCAAGGCGCACCTGACCATGAACCAGAAGATGCGGCGGCATGCTGTTCAGGCTCGGATGGGTGCAGGCGGACAGGGACAGAGCGTGCTTCGCCGGATGCCTGCTGAGAGGCGCGAGGCGATGTTGAGTGGACCGCACTCGACCAAGTACGGCAAGCCAGGTACCCGTCACGAGGTGCTGCGCCAGCAGAAGGTCGGTGCCCAGGGCATCTACGACACGCTGGGCCGCCAGGGCCGGGCGAAGAAGGTGCTGCCATGACCTCCGAGGCCTCCGCCGACATCAGCAAGCTGGCCGAGGCGCTGCGCCGGACCGCTGCCGAGTCTCACACCACCACCTTCGACGTGATGGTGCAGTCGGCCAACTTCATCCGGAACGAGATGCTGGCCCTGGTCCCGGTCAAGACCGGGGTGCTGCGGAACTCGATCCACATCCAGGTGGAGTCCGACCGGGTGATCATCGGGCCGAACATGAGCCAGGCTCCGTACGCCGGCTACGTCGAGTTCGGGACCAAGCCGCACGTCATCCGGGCGAGCAAGGCCAAGGCTCTCCGGTTCATGGTCGGGAGCACCGTGGTGTACGCCAAGAAGGTCAACCACCCCGGGACCAAGCCCCACCCCTACGTCGAGCCGGCCTTCCAGCACTGGGTGGACAGTCTCGGGACGATGGCAGCAGAAGCCAACGTGAGGACGTTCCGAGACAATGCCAGGTAGCCCCAACACGATCTCCCGAGGACCGATCACCAACCGGATCCTCGAGCAGCTCGCGACCGAGGGGTTCCCGGTCGGGGACAACTCGGCACCGACGGTGCCGTTCGGATGGCAGGGGGAGCCGAACCAGCCCGGGATGACGTTCACCCCGTGGTTGTCGCTGTCCCCGGCCGGGTCGATCCCGCAGAACCCGGCGGGGCCGCTGGCCAACACCTACGCGGACTGGAAGCTGTCCTACTCGGTCTTCTACGCCGGCCTGTCGAGGAAGCAGACCGAGGCGCTGGCGGACCGGATGCGGCACAACCTGACCTACATGGAGCGGGAGTCGATCGAGACCAAGACCGGCAACTGGAAGGTCCAGAAGGTCGCGTGCGTCGCGATCGGCAACACTAACCGGATCAGTTCGGCCTATCCGGACTACTTCACACAGGCAGACTCGTTCGAGGTCTGGGTCAGCAAGGGGAGTTGAACATGGCGTACGAGAAGAACATCACGATCAGCAAGGAAGGCCGGGAGGCCACGATCAAGGACTCCTCCTGGAAGGTCTACGAGCGCAACGGCTGGACGCGCGCAGATGATGGAAGTAGCGAGGGCAGTACCGAACCAAGCTCTGCGCCGGCGGAGTCCGAGCCTGAGTCTGAAGCCCCGGCAAAGAAGACCACGACGAGGAAGAAGGCCGACTGATGGCTCGCATCATCCCGAACGAAAACACCTGGATCGGGTTCACGCCTGCCTCCTTGACCGACATCTCCGCACCGACGGCAGCCCAGGTCGCGGACGCGATCGACCTGACCGGGTTCTGCATCAGCCTGAACGCCTCGGCGCGCGGGAACACGGTGCCCACCCCGTCCTTCGACTCGCTGTTCGAGACCAGCACGGCTGGCACCTCGGCGGCGACCTTCGACGCGGACTTCTACCGCGACGACGAGGACGACACCGCCTGGGAGACCCTGACCCGGGGCACTCGCGGGTACTTCATCATCGCCCGGTTCGGCGGCACCGGAACCGCGAACCCCGGCGAGGAGAACCTGCCGGTGGCCGACGACGACGTGGAGGTCTGGCCGGTGATGATCACGTCGCGGACGATGGCGAACATGAGCTCGAACACGGTGCTCACGTTCACCGCCTCCTGCGCGGTCATGGAAGAGCCGGCGGAGAACGCGGTTGTCGCTGCCTAGTCACGGGGACTCACAGCAGTAACATCTGGCCCATGGCAAACACCACAGCGAAGACGGCCGAGGCCAGGCAGAAGCAGTCCCAGCAGGACAAGCGCGCCACCATCGACCAGCTGATCAACAAGCCGCGCTCGGTCACCGAGTTCTCGATCTACCTCTCCGACGGCAACGGCGGGACCAACGAGGTGACCCTGAAGTACCAGGCGATCGGGATGCGGGAGTACGACCGGCTGGTCGGCAAGCACCCGCCCAAGCCCGACCAGCGGGCCGAGGGTGCCTCGTTCGACATCGACTCCTTCGCCCCGGCGCTGATCGCGGCCTGCTCGGTGGAGCCGGAGATCAGCCCGTCCGAGGCGAAGGCGATCTGGGACTCCGACGAGTGGTCGCGCGGGGA